TTTGTCTGAAATGACCATTCCGCAGTACAAATAATTCACTGTTCATTTGAAGCCAATCTTGGGCATAATAACATTTCCCCGGACTAGGGGACATACCAATGAACTCTGCGTATTTCGACCATCTTGATCGTTCTGAATCTGTATAACACATTACACAGTCATCACCATTAACTCTCAATGCACATTTGTTTAGATTTCTACGATTTTTATCAAATGCTAACAAACAAATTGCTGCATTCGCAATACATAGAATAGGAAAAGAGAGTGGGGAACCCATAAGTTGACCGTTCTGTTGAAGAATTTCTCTGTCTGCATATCTAATTTTGTGTCCAACTAATCCCTTTAATCCTAATTCGTATATAGAGTCGGAAATTCCAGCTCTTAAACAAATTTTAGACCAAATGGATTTTGTTAGCCACCTAACTAGATTATCAGTAGCAGCAGAGTAATCTCCAGACAACCATTTTCCCTCCGGATTAGCATATGGTAACATTTCATCTAATAGTTCTCCTTTAATAGGAGTTCCAATTAATTGAAATACCTTATGTCTCTGGAGAGAACCCCAAAGGAACTTCTGTACTGGTCTAAAAAACCAATATGGTATAGAAGGACCTTTGGTAATGGTTCGTACCTTCAATGGTTCCCTTAGATAAACTGGTTCAGCAACGAAGTCGTTTTCTAAAAGAGAAGAAGCAAGTGTATCCGCAACATCATATGATACACCATAATGGGTAATAACACCAGTGCGAGGATGAAAAGTCATACGATCTAATTCACCAATGCTAGGAGTAAACAAGTCCTTGACTATATTTACGGCTCCGCCATGTACTCGACTAGCTATATCCTCCAAATGCGCACTCGTTGACGGGAAAAGGGTTTGTTCCCGCTTCAACACGCTCTTAAATGAGTTAGGCTTGAAAATCTTATTGATTATGATTTGAACTTGTTGTTCAATTTCAGATTGCAACAACATCTTAGTTCCATAATCTTCCTCAAAGTCTCCCCAACCACCACCTTCGTACTTCCAAAGTACTTCAGTAATAGTTGGTTCTCTTTTTGGGATTTTCCATTTATAGCTATACTCAACAATGGGCTTTTCTTTATATGCCTTACGATGGGAGGTCGCTTTTGTGGTATTACTCATTGCTTCTATATGTTTACGATTTGCTTCTTC